TTGATAATCTTTTCTGCGTAATATCCTTCTACCGCGGCATCTCCCCAACCTGGTTGTGCGTGCCAGAACTCTTTGAGTAATTCTTCTACTTCTTGTAGAAGTTTTCGCGGGATACCATTAAGAGTATTATCAATGTTACTAACATCAATGTTAGGCATAATAGAATCTAAATCCTGCCTCTTAATCTCAAGATCACATATGGTGCATACAATGTGTGTTATAAGATGGGTATTGCTAAATTCATTTCGCCATTTATGTTGGCAAAGTCGGAGTTCTGCTTCTTTCATCACTTCCGCCTCCCTCTCTCGTAATGCCCTCATCTTTTCATATTGGTCTATTCTATGTTGGTGGATATAGTTTATGTAGTCTTCATCTGTTCCGTCCTGACAACATCCGTCACAACCATGAATCCCATCATCTAATCCATTAAGAACTCGGTATTCATCTGGGTCTGGGTGCCCTACTCCATGATCACAAATACGCTCCATGATTCCTCCTGTTTTACTCGAAATCATGTATTAACTCTTTCTCATCATCCATAGCACCACAGTCCTTGCAGGTGACTTGCCCATCTTGATCAAGTACAAAATCGTGTTCATGTTTTGGTTTAGGTGGCACATAGCGACCTCGCATGTGTATTCGTGGTTTAAGCATTACTGAACCTTATTTTCTTTTTCCCACGCGGCATACTCTAAACAAAAATCTGAGTACTCTATCTCTACGTAGCTTTCCTCTCGAAGGTACTCAATAAAATCTTCATCTACTACAACAACAGGCAAATTGTTTAACCAAATTGCGCCGTATCTCAGCTCTACATCAATCATGTCAGTGCCTTCTCTCCGTGTAGTGCGTGCTTTGCGTGTTCAATTCCATAGACTATCTCAACCTTGCTCATTCCGCCAATATCCTTTATATCGCTAGAGGCATAGTCAAAAAACCAACACTCAAACCACATCTCAATAGACTTCTTTAAAAAATCTTTAGAGGCTTGGTGACCAGCCTTGTCATTGTCCATTGCCACGACAACCCTGTCAGCGCCCTTAATTACATTTAACTGTTCTTTAGACACGGCTGTACCGTAAGTAGAAACACCCCCTAGAACCCCTACAGAGGCCATACGAGCCACATCTAGTGGGGATTCGACTACTACCATTAGCCCGCCTTTGTATTGATGGTAGCCAAACAAAGAATGGCTTTTCTGAATACCAGCGGGATAGTTTCTAAAGTAACGACCTTTTGAACCTTTTTCTTGCCAGCCTAAAAGCTTTCCTTCTAAATTTCTAATTGGAATAATCCAATTCTCTAAGCGATCATCATACAAAATGCCGTACTTCTCAGCGGCTTCTTTTGTTATTCCTCTACTACGTAAAAGTTTTACCGGGGGAGTAACGTAAGCGGCAAGGTTAGCCTCGGTGATATCAGTTGATACCGATTCAACTTTTGGTTTTGGATTAAGCGCTCGCTCTAACCGCATTGATAAATCGCTAGTCGTTGTTTTAACCCACTCGTCAGCTTCTTGCATAGGAATGCCGTTAATGTATGAAACAAGGTACTGCAATCCTCCACGAAATCCGCAAGAAAAACAGTTGTGAGCGCCAGTGTCGGCATTAATAGACCAAGAAGGGTTGCGGTCTTTTTTTCCTGTGCGATCAAAGTGACCGGGGCATAAACCTTTTACCTCTGAACCGCGAGCGCCGTAAGTTTCAATACCAAGACTTTTAAGAAAGTCTTCCATCTCCTCAACGGTCATGCGTCTAACTCTCCCGTCATTTCACGGAACGTTCCCTCATCCCATGCCCATGTTAAGAACGTAGATCCTGGTCCGCTGTTACGGCTTGCAAGAACGCTAAGGATACGAGTCTGGTCATCGCTTTCTTCTGGTTTTTCAAGACCAAACAGTACGTCGGCATCTTGAAAGAAAGAAGAAGAGTACCCAATAGAGTTTGCGGTAAGTCTGCCGCCCTTACCTTTTTTCCAGTCTAAAGACTGAGTAGTAATAACAATAGGAATTTTAAAAGTCTGCGCCAAACGTTTAAACCCTCTAGTTAAATTAGTTAAAGCTTGCGGAGTATTTTGCTCGCCAGTTTGTTCGTCTGTCATCAAATACATACCGTCAATAAATAAAATACTTGGGCGGTGTAGTTGTAACTTAGCGGTTACTCCACTTAGCGTTGACCCAGATGAGGAGTCGACAAGCCAAAACTTCTCTTTGTCTTCTCGCATTCTATTAGTAACAAGTCTGCTGTACCTGCCTTCTTCGTCTTCGTTTAAAGTTCCTGTAATTAAACGCTGGTGAGAAATTCTTGCACGCATAGAGTCGTAACGGTCTTCTTGCTCTCTGTTGCTCATTTCAAAAGAATAAAACATAGGCATTACTTCAGAGTTAACATGAATATTAATAGCAACTTGCATTGCAACAGTAGACTTACCAGTCTTTGGTGTTGCGGTAATAACAATTAACTGTTCGTCTTGAAGACCGTTAGTTACTTTGTCAATAGTAGGAAACCCAGTGGGGTAGCCAAGCAACCCATTTGGGATTAACTTTCGTTGTTGGTAGCGATCCCAACGTCGGTCTAATTCTTTGTCTTCAGTAATATCTATGTCGTTGGTTTTACTAAACCCAGCCTCGTCCATTTTAAGAACGCCAGCCTGTAAGACTTGAAGAGCGCCTTCGTGGTCTTGCTCTCTGTCAATCTTCTCAATCGCATCACGCAAAAGGTTAGCCGTGTAAACCTTACGTCGGGCTGAAGATAGGGAATCTAAAAGGTAGTCAATGGTGTCGTTAACTGGAACTATTTCGTAAGAAGGGTAATTGTCTTTAACTACGTCAAGGCTTGGACACTCTCCGTAACGAGCGTAGTGCTCACGAAAGTAAATCCAAATCTTTTTGTCAGCTTCATCTGAAAACCAAGATGGTGTAACGTTTCGGTCAAATAGAGGAGTTAAGTCTCTTTCTAAAAGAGCCTTGCTAAGTAATCGCTTCTCGTTGTTCATAGTCTCGCCATATCCATTCCCCAGTGCCCGTAACGTAACATTCGATCAGGTCTATCAATGACCCCAATTAATTCAGGACGATATGGTAACTGACCAATTAGATCTTCGATAGTCGTGTACGCCACGCAGTACCGAAAGGGATTAGTCCCGTATTCATCCAAGGTGTCCATAACTTTTGTTAACTCTTCTTGGTTTAAGTTAAAGGACGCCAGTTCAATCGTGTAAGGAGTTCTAACAGCCCATAAGTAGAGCTGGCTAAGAACTTCTTTTTTAAAAGATACTTTTTTTCTTGTTCTTTTAAAAACTTTATATTTTTTTGGAAGCACTTCGGTTTCTAAAAGAATAAAAACATCATCAGTAACAATAATACGTTGCGGTATGTCGTTACTTATATCCCCGTTTCTCATTTTAAAAAACTTCGATCTTTGCAAACCTAATTACAAAATGTCTAAAGGCTTCTAAAGAAGACTTTGCTATTTCAGCATCTTCTTCGGTTGCAGCCTTTGATATCTCAAGAGGGTAAGTTCCTTGATTAGAATCAATACGCGCTTTTACAAAACGAGTGTGCTTGCAAGTGGTTCTACCTTTGTACCCTGAGCAAGTGCAGTACAACTTACTTTCTGCGTCGGAACTAACTTCAAAAATGCTTGGGCCAGGTGTAGCCGTTGGGCTAAGAAAAACCTGTATCAATCTGTTCTGCTTCACTGATGACTCCGTCATTGTCGTAAGTCCCCTTCCGTAGATTCTAGGTCAATATTGTAAAAAGCCTCATGGGTAAAACTGCCCGTTGCCTCACCGTACCATTCGGCCCAGTTACCCTGCAAAATATTGGAAGTTACAATAGTCGGAAGCCCGTTATTAAACCTAGTCCTAAGCACGTGGTGAAGCATGCTTTTGTTCCAAGCCGAGGCGTTGTTGTGCTCTCGCCCTACGTCATCAATTACAAGGATCTTAACGTTTCGGTGCTCGTCAGAACAAGCGCCCATAATTCCGTCATAAAGAATCTCTCTGGACTCTTCAACTGAGTCGTCCATCATTTCGCCCTTTAAATCTAAAAGACCTGCGTAAGTTATAAAGTAACAAGGGCGAACGTCGTTAAGTGGGAACACGTCTAAAGAAAAAGTTCTAAGTGCTTCTTGAATAATTGCTGACGCAATTGTTGTCTTACCATGACCGGGTGACCCGTAAAAAGCCATACCCTTACCGCAAGAGCGTTCGCCAATAGCATCAATTATTTTATTGTCTTTAACTTTGCTTAACCATCCTTGGATGTCTTCAATAACATCTGCGGGTACGGCGGTAAAGTCACTAAATTCCCAGCCCTGCAAATGCTTTGGCAAACCTGCAGCTTTGATCCAAGTTTTACGTCGTAACTTTAACTGATCCGGATTAAACATTATTCTCCCCTTAATTCACGTCGTGCTTTTTCTCTTGACTTCTTTGCAGTTTCTTTTGCTTGAACGTTTGGCATTGTCATTCTGGCTTGACCCAGTAGACCCGGTAAACGGCTAACATACAACCTCCAAAGAATTTCAGCATCTTTATATTCTTTTATGTTTATCTGAGAAAAAAATATCTCCATAGCCTTAACTTCAAGTTCGCCATTTGTAGAAAGCCTAGTTCGAGCACCAGCTAACGCGCCAGAGAACTTGCTCTGAGTAACTTCCCACGGCGCAATATGAAACTGATCTGATATTCGGCTGGCAAACTCAAAACAAACATCTCGCACGCTCCACTCGGCTAACGGCTCTCCTTCTCGACCCACTTTTCTTCCGTAGTTCAAAGCAGCCTTAGCTTCTTTAAACTTTTGTTTTCGATCATCCGAAGCAGCCTTGTTGTCAACCTTGCGCTGGTCTTTGGCTTTTTTAAGTTCGTTGGTCAGTTCATCGTCAGGACCTGACTGTGATTCAAAGATTCCGCCCCATGCCATTTCACCCACCTCGATATTCATTACGTTGTAATCTTCCCTTGATTTTGTCAAGGAAGGATTTTTACTTATAACAGTAGAATTAGTAATTCTGCTTATATGCTCATTACTGGTAACTGTAGTGCTGTTTTGTGACCTCACACTTTGTGAATTCACGCCAAAGAAAAGAGCCTCTGCTTTTGTTGTAACTATCGACAAAGTCATGACACGATTGCCAATCCTTTGCTTCTTAGTCTCAATGTACTCGTTCTCCCTAAGTTCCTTTAGCCCGCTTAAAATTGATCTGCGACCCTCTTTAAAGTAAAGGCTTAAATTATCAGCAGAGATATTTAAATTATGCTGAATGATTCCCATGAGCAGACCGTAAGCCTTGGCGGACAACCCCCCTGTCATATAGCAATCCCAAAATCTTTAAGGACTTTAAGCACCGCTTGAGTAATTGCTTTCTCTAAATCTGGGGTGCGTAAAACTGTCTCAACCTGTGGGATTTTTTCCGTAACAACCTTCTCAGGCTCTACAAACGGTTTTCCTGCCGATACCTCAACCAACCCTACGCAAAGGTCGTAGCAAGGCACAGAAGCCTCTTTAAATGCCGCTGCTAAAGAAGCCGTAAATGAATCTGTGTCATTCCAAAGCAGAAGAGCCACGGAGTCTTCCCCGCTAGCCATCTCTACGACTTCTTGTATTGGGTTTGCCGAGTTATGAACGCTTGAGTTTCCAATGCTCATAACAACAGAGTTTTCTGGGCAAATTACCGTTGTTGGTATACCCAACTCGCTTGAGACTTGATGCGCCCATACCTGACCTTGGCTTGGTCTATCGTTAAAAGGCAAAACTAAAACAACGTCTTTACCTTTACCTCGATAGTAATCTTCAAGCAAAGCCTCAACGTTAACTCGGGTAGTTTCCCCGTTACCTGCTACAACTACAATTTTTGATCCCATGTGAATCCTCCTAGGAAGGGGATACTACACAGGTTTTTAGTTTAGCTACAAACCGGGCTGGGCAAGGTCCACTTCAAAGGTAGTTCCGTTAGTTAAATAGTTAGGAAGTTGCTCAATTAAACGTATTTGAGTGGCTACGCGGTTTTTGTAGTAATGAGATCGGCTTTCGTGAACCCCGCCTTCCCAGATTAAGTCGGCAATTGAGCTAAACCCAGTACTTCCGTCAAAATAAGGTTTAGCGATTGTAGCCCGTTCAAACATTGCGGAGTCTATGTGAAGCGTTTCTCCAGATAAAGCGTTTGCCCAAAAAAAGTATGGTTTTCCGTAGGATGCGTTCAACGGAGATAAAGTTGAAAAAGAATTACGAGTAAAATTTAATTGTAAATCTTGAACAAAAGTATCAGACGGCGCTTCAATTAAATTAATATTTTCTCCAATAGAAGAGATTTGAAAAAATCTGCCAGAGGCGTTTAAGACTTCATAGTCTCCGTCTAAATTTATTTCAGGAAAACCAAGAAGACGCACATCTTGACCTTGAACAAGGCTTGTTGTGTCAAC